GGACGGATTACTGCGGCCGCCAACGGAACTGCTGGTGTGTCTATCAGTAACGATACGACTACATCAAGTAACCTATATCCATTGTTTGCGGCGGCAACTTCTGGTACTCCAACAACAATCTACACGGGTAACGCCAAGTATTTGTATAAGCCAAGTACGGGTGAGTTAAGTGCGCCAGCACCTATTGCTACCAATGGCATCATGTTGCATAGCACAACAGTAAGCGCAAGTTACACGATAGCAAGCGGAAACAATGGCTTTTCGGTTGGCCCGATAACTGTGGCAAGCGGTCAAGCGGTGACAGTCTCTAGCGGTCAACGCTGGTTGGTACTATAAGGAAGAACAATGCCATACGGAACAGTAAATGCAGACAAGATGACCACTTCAGACGGAGTAAGTTCGTCTGGTTTGTATGGGTTTAAAAATAGACTTATAAATTCAGCGATGGTGATTGACCAGCGTAATGCGGGGGCTAGTGTTACTGCTACGGGGTCTAATTATTCTTTAGACAGATGGCAGATGTTGGCTTCTGTAAGTTCTAAATTTACTGTTCAGCAATCCTCAACTGCGCCATCAGGATTTACAAAATCTTTATTAGTCACATCTTCTGCGGCAACTTCATTGGGTGCAACAGATTATTACCTTATCACACAAAAAATTGAAGGTTTTAATACTGCTGATTTAGGATGGGGTGCGGCTGGCGCATCTTCTGTTACTGTTTCCTTTTGGGTTCGTAGTTCTTTAACTGGAACATTTGGATTTGTTGTTAGAAATGGTGCTGGAAATAGACTTTATCCCGCAAGTTACACAATAAATTCTGCAAATACATTTGAATATAAAACTGTAACTATTGCTGGAGATACGACTGGAACTTGGTTAACAGATAATAATGTTGGTATTGAAATAGATTTTGGATTAGGCGTTGGCTCTACTTATAGCAATACAGCGGGAACATGGACAACTGGCGGTCTTGGAGTTACAGGCGCAACAAGCGTAGTCGGCACAAATGGCGCAACCTTCTACATCACAGGCGTACAACTAGAAAAAGGCAGTACCGCAACATCTTTTGATTACAGACCTTATGGTACTGAGTTGCAGTTATGTCAGAGGTATTTTGAGCGTCTTCCTACTGGGCCGATGGGTTATGTAAGCATAAGAACAGGCGCTTGGTATGGGTACATACATTGGCAAGTTGAAAAAAGAACAAGTGCCACAGCAGTTCTTAATGGAACTTTAGGTTTTGTTGGGACTGCTGGAGATGTAAGTAATCAAACACCAGTTGGAATTGATAATCTTTCAACCAAAGCGTGTCGGGTTTATTTGCAAACTGGTTCATACACAGCACAAGGTGCTTGGATTTACATTAATACAAGTTTTGATGTTAGTTCGGAGTTGTAATCATGGAATATAAACTTTTACCTTTAGGTGGCTCGGTTAAAAGAAATAATGGCTTCAACTATCAACGGCACAAGCACAGGAAATGGCGGTCTTATCTCTACGGGAGATGACAGCGGCATCCTAAACATACAGACAAACGAGACTACTGCGATTACTGTGGATGCTAGTCAGAATGTGGGGATTGGTACTACTTCGCCAACTGCGCTTACAAGCAACAAAGCGCTTACGATAAATTCTCCTACTGGGTTTGGCTCTCTCCTAGATTTAAAAACAAATGAAACTTTAAATTTAAGAGTTTTTTCTAATGCTTCAAATTCAGGTTTGAGTGTAAAAACAGCGACACCGCTTCTTTTTGATACTAACGACACAGAGCGTATGCGTATCGACTCCTCTGGTAATGTGGGGATTGGAAGTTCCACAATAACATCAGCAGACGGAAGTGCTGGTCGGATTTTAAAAGTTTCGGGTGCTACAAATACTGTGTTGGTTGGAGAAACTACAGGCAATGGGGGCTTTAATGCACTTATTCTTGAAGCAAGAAACTCTAATAGAACAAATGCAAGGTTTGCACAGATTCAAATGCAAACTACTTCTACGGCTACAGATGGTGGACTTATTTCTTTTTCCACTTCTGCAACTGGAACTGGTACGGATATAACAGAGCGTATGCGTATCGACTCTAACGGTAATTTGAATGTTAATCGACAAATTACTTCATTTACTACAAACGGGTTTGGAGTTTTTGCCTCAACAAACATTGTAACAATTGCGGATTCTTCAACTATCACTTTGTCTAGTGGCTCTTCCTCTCAATTAATTTCTCTTACTTGTGCAAGTACTGGAACGGGAGGTGCTTTTTTTGCCAACTACAACACAACAGTTTCACAAATTGGCGGGTCTTCTACTAGCATTTCAACTACTGATGCAGGTACTGTTGATATTGCTATATATAAATCTGCAAATAGCAACACAGTTACATTTAAAAATCGTTCTGGGGCATCAAGAGTTTATCGAATCGCTATGTTCTGTGGTGAAAATGGTGGCACAGTTTAATTAAAGGAGAAATCATGCAAGTTGAAATTAAAAACTTTGAAAACGAAACTGACAATAAGTTTGTTGGTTTTAATATTCGCAACGATGCAAACGCTTTATTTGTGATTGACAAGCGAGTTCCATTGGTGGATGGAAAAACTGATGAGCAATATGTTCAAGAGGCACTTGCTCTTGCACAACCAGAAATTGACGAATGGTTGGCATCACAGTCTGTGGTTGGACGCAAGTGGAATACTCAAACCAACTCTTTTGAATAAAAAACAAAAAATGATTGACACACAAGCCGAAACAATCAACGCACTAACCGCCCGCATAGTGGCTTTGGAGGCTAAATAATATGGCTATGACGCTAGATGGTACGAGTGGCATAACCCAACTTACGGGTTCGATAGTAATGTCTGGTTCTACAAGTGGGACTGTGACTATTATTCCAACTGCAACTGCGGGAAGTAATACTGCTACTTTGCCAGCCGCTACTGGTACTGTGATGGTTAGTGGCAATATGCCAGCGTTTAGTGCTTATGCAAGCGGTAATCAATCGATTAGCAATGCTACATTTACAAAACTTCAATTCAACACAGAAGAATTTGATACTGCAAACTGTTTTGATAACGCTACAAATTATCGTTTTACTCCAAATGTAGCGGGCTACTATCAAGTAAATGGTGCTGTGTTATTTGGTGCTATTACATCTGCAAATAGTTTTGTTGGTATTTATAAAAATGGAAGTAGATTTAAAGATGGTAGCGGTTCATCAACGGCTGCCTCTTATAGTTATATGTCGGTAAGTGCTTTGGTTTATTTAAATGGCTCAACGGATTATGTTGAACTTTATTGTTATCAAAGTTCTGGTTCTGCACAAAATACTCAAGTAAGTACGCCAGCAAATCCATATTTCCAAGCCGCAATGATTAGGGGCGCATGATGCTTTACGACAAAATTAAAACTCTATATCCACAACTTACAGACCATGACTTTATGACTGTAATCACACTACAAAACGACTCTGACGGCAAAGGCGATTACATAGCCAAGTGGGAACACCCAACCCTTGCTAGACCTACTGAGGAACAGTTAGCATGAGCGCCAAAGGTGACCAAGCACAGATTAACAAATACATAGCCGACTGCCAAGCGGTTAAGGCAAAGTATCCCAAATGACCCCTGAACTGCAAAAATACTACGAAAATCGGTTCTCTACGATGGGAACTGATGGGTGGCTTGACTTAATGGAAGATATTGACAACATGATTGCATCATTGAACAATATCAGTACAATCCCTGACGAAGCGACTTTGCACTTTAAAAAGGGCGAGTTGTCAATTCTGACATGGCTGAGAACCTTGAAAGAGGTCAGCGAAAGAGCATACGAGGAATTGGATGAGAAGAATATTTGAATTTGCCTGTGAAAACGGGCATAAAACCGAAAGATTCTGTGATTATGAGACACAGAGTTTTAGGTGTGAGTGCGGAGATACAGCCAACCGCATATTAAGTGCGCCAGCCTTTAGGTTGGAAGGGTGGTCTGGTTCTTTCCCGTCAGCGCATGGGAAGTTCGAGAAAAGCCATCTTGACAAGTTGAAGTCTGAACGTAAGCAAAACTCGTAACAAGAGCGAGTTAAATGTCCTGAGAACGATCAAAACGCAGGAAAAAGGAAAAATATGTTGATTGACAAAGAAGATGAGACGCTAAGTGAGTTAGACGCAGTTGAGGAACAAAAACAACTCCCTGAAACAGAGCCACTCGCCCAAATACCCGACAAATATCGGGAAAAGTCTTTGGAAGATGTGGTCAAAATGCACCTTGAGGCTGAAAAGCTGATCGAGAGGCAAGGTAAGGAAGTCGGTGAGATTCGTAAACTGGCAGATGAACTTATAAAGCAAAACCTTAGTTCTAACAAACAACCTATTGAGAAAGATGAGCCTGAAGTAGATTTCTTTGAGAATCCTAAAGAGGCAATTCGTAAGACAGTAGACCAACATCCTGATGTAGTTGCGGGTCGCCAAGCGGCAAACGACTTCAAACGGATGCAGATACAGCAGAAGTTAACGCAAGAACACCCTGACTATGTGCAGATTGTTCAAGACCAAGACTTTGTGAATTGGGTGAAATCCTCACCTGTTCGCCTAGACTTGTTTGCGAAGGCGGATGGTGCATTTGACTACGATAGTGCTAACGAGTTGTTGTCAACATTTAAGCAGTTGAGGGGCGTGAAAGTTAAGCAAGCGAGTGAGTCTGGAGAGGCAACCCGTAAGAATAACTTGAAAGCTGCAACTGTGGATGTAGGCGGCTCTGGGGAGAGTTCAAAGAGAGTTTATCGAAGGGCTGACCTTATTCGGCTGAAGATGACAGACCCGAACAGATACGATGCTTTGAGTGAGGAAATCATGCAAGCATACGCAGATGGACGGGTTAAGTAATTAACCTATCGTTTTTTGGAGATTTAACATGGCAACAGCATTTAGCCCGACCAATTCGGTCACAACCACCACCTCGGCAACGTTCATTCCTGAAATTTGGAGTGATGAGATTATTGCCGCCTACAAAAAGAACCTCGTTGTCGCAAATGCGGTAATGAAGATGAACTTCAAGGGTAAGAAGGGTGATGTGGTTCATATCCCTGCACCTACCCGTGGTTCAGCCTCACTAAAAGCCGCTGAGACAGCAGTCACTTTGATTGCCGCCACAGAGACTGAAGTGCAAGTGTCTATCAACAAACACTATGAATATAGCCGTTTGATCGAAGACATCGTAGAAGCCCAAGCCTTAAACAGCTTGCGTAACTTCTACACAGCAGACGCTGGCTATGCCTTAGCCAAGCAAGTCGATACTGATTTGATCCAATTGGGTCGTGCTTTCAATGGCGCAACTGTGGGAACAAATGACTATGCGACAAGCAATACAACTACTAAGGCTTTCATTGGTGGTGATGGCACTACTGCTTATAACAGCACAAGTAGCAATGCTTCTGCATTGACAGATGCCGCTATCCGCAGAACCATCCAACGCCTTGATGACAATGACACTCCTATGGATGGTCGCTTCTTTGTAATCCCACCCTCAAGCCGTAACACGCTTATGGGCTTGGCTCGTTATACAGAGCAAGCATTTGTGGGCAATGGAGATGCAATCCGCAATGGTGAAATTGGTCAACTCTATGGTATCCCTGTGTTTACCACCTCAAATGCTGATACTGGTGCTGGAAACTCCACCACAGACCGCATTTGCTTGATGGGGCATCGTGATGCTATGGTTTTGGTTGAGCAAATTGCTGTTCGTTCACAAGTGCAATACAAGCAAGAATACCTTGCGACATTGTTCACTTCTGACACTCTGTATGGAGTGAAGGCAGTTCGCACAGCCGCTACTACTGGTGCGGCTTTGTCATCCTCTGCGTTTGCTTTGGCAGTACCAGCCTAATTGCAGTTGCGCCCCCTGCCCTAGTGGTGGGGGGACTTTTTTAACTTAATTAGGAGAAATTATTATGGCAACAGCAAGTGCAGTTGTGACACGTAGAGGCAATGACAGTTTTCGGGGTTTATTCTCTGATACTTGGTCAGTTGTTTGTACTTTAAATGCTGGCTCATTAGTTGATGGCGCTGGTGAAACAGATGATGTAACAGTTCCAGGCGTTGCCTTGGGTGACATGGTTCTTTGTGCATCTTTGGCTGTGGATTTGGTTGGTTTGACTGTGACAGGCTATGTCTCAGCCGCCAATACTGTCAAATTCCGCATCCAAAACGAGTCAGGTTCTACAGCAGACTTGGCATCAGCCACTATGGACATTGTTATTGTCCGTATGGTTTAAAGATCGGGGGGCTTGTCCCCCCTTTCTTCATTAAGGAATTAAATGGCGTTGTTCAAGTGCAATCAAAGTGGGACAGTTGTAGAGTTCAGAGATGACTACGACATTAAAACCATGAAAAACCATCCAGAATACACAGAGGTTGATACTTCTGCTGCACTACTTGAGTTGGCAAACAAGTCAAAAGGTGGATTTTGGATGGGTATGACCATCGCTTCTATGGCTGGTGGCGTAATCACTTTTGTTGCTGGAAAACTACTTAGATAAGGGAAAATACTATGCCTATGGTCGGAAAAAAGAAGTTTGCTTACTCTGAAAAGGGCGAGAAAGAGGCTAAAGAGTATGGCAAGAAAAAGGGTATGCCTGTGACCATTGTGGTTGCTGTTGGTAAACAAAGGGCTATGCCCCAACGTGGTCAACGTACTGCTACGAACATGATGAAGAAAACAGGTCGTGGTAAATGAAAAAGACCAAAGCACAGGCAAAGATTAGCAAAGTCATGCGTGAGTACAAGGCGGGTGAGTTGCACTCAGGCAAGGGTGGCAAGGTTGTCAAGTCTCAGAAACAAGCGATTGCTATTGCTTTGTCTGAGGCTGGAAAGGCGAAGAAGAAATGAAACAAGGACTTTATGCCAATATCAATGCCAAACAAGCAAGAATTAAGGCTGGCTCTGGCGAGAAGATGCGTAAGGTTGGTAGCAAAGGTGCGCCAACTGCTGAAGCATTTAGACAATCGGCTAAAACCGCAAAGAAACCAAAAAAGGTGAAGTAGATGAAAACTCCCGCTTGGCAACGCTCCGAAGGTAAAAATGCGAAGGGCGGGTTGAACGCCAAGGGAAGATCATCTTATAATAGTGAAACTGGTGGTAATTTAAAAGCGCCAGTCAAAGCGGGTGATAACCCGAGGAGAGCAAGTTTCTTGGCTCGCATGGGCAATATGGCTGGTGCAGAGTACAAGAACGGAGAACCGACTCGATTGCTTCTTTCGCTGAAGGCTTGGGGTGCTGATTCCAAGGCTGACGCAAAGGCAAAGGCTAGAGCAATTTCATCACGAAATAAGGCGAAGGCAAGCAAATGAGAGCATTATCGGTTGGAGTTAGTCCCACAGCGGCAGTAGACACAACAGTCTATACGTGTCCTACGGGCTATTACGCCAAATTTACTGTAATGTATATACACAATACAGGCGGCTCTACCAAACACATAACTGTTCAATGGTTTGACGCAAGTGCTAATACCACGCTTGATATATTGACTCAATACAACTTCACATCAAAGAACTATTTACAGTTTGATGGCAATGCCTACATTGTCTTAGAAGAAGGCGACAAACTTAAAATAACTACTGAATCAGCAAGTACATTCAGTTTTATAGCAACCTTTGAAGAAATAGGATTGACAAGACAATGACCTACTTAGAACTGATTAACGATGTCTTGGTTCGGTTGCGTGAGACAACAGTCTCTACTAACGCAGAAACCTCCTATTCCACCCTGATTGGCAAGTTTGTCAATGATGCCAAGCGTCAAGTAGAAGATGCGTTTGGTTGGAATATCTTGGGTCAAACCATCACAGTCACCACAGCATCTAGTACTGCTTCTTACTCCCTTACGGGGGCTGGTCAGAAGTTCCAAGTGCAAGATGTTATCAACACAACAAGCAACATAAGTCTCACAAACATCAACTTTGTGGACATGAATCGCAAGCAAAACTTCCTCCCATTGGTGAACGCAATTCCAACAGAGTTTGCCTTTGATGGCGTGGATGGCTCTTACGATACTAAAGTCACCCTGTTCCCAATTCCTAATGGTGTATACACAATCAAGTTTTCCTTGGTTGTCCCGCAAGCCACTTTGTCTGCGGATGGTACTGTGGTGAAAGTGCCTGATGTGTTGGTGGCACAAAATGCCTATGCCCGTGCATTGGTTGAGCGTGGCGAAGATGGTGGACTAACCTCCTCAGAGGCTTATGGGCTATACAGATCAATGCTGTCAGACTATATTGCTCTTGAGGGTACTCGTTATCCTGAGACAGGGGAGTTTGTAGCAATATGAGTCAAGCAATACAAACCTCTAGCATCTCAGCCCCAGGCTTCTACGGGTTAAACACCCAAGATTCGCCTTTGGACTTGAATCAAGGGTTTGCGCTTGTTGCCACTAATTGCATCATTGACCAATACGGACGCATCGGTTCACGCCAAGGATGGTCTAGAGTTAACTCATCTAGTGGCAATTTAGGTGCTAATGATGTCAAGGTAATACATGAATTAATCCAAGCAGATGGCTCTTTAACTGTGCTGTTCGCTGGCAACAACAAGTTATTCAAACTAGGCGCATCCAATGTTGTTACAGAATTGACCTATGGGGGAGGGGGGTCTGCTCCTACCATTACGGCAAGTAACTGGCAATGTGTATCCTTAAATCAAATCACATACTTTTTCCAATCTGGCTCTAACCCATTGATATACGACCCCGCTGTGAGTACTACTACTTATAGGCGTGTGTCTGAGAAAAGTGGTTATGTGGGGACTGTGCCTGATGCAAACATTGCGTTGTCTGCTTACGGGAGATTGTGGGTAGCGACTACAGCATCCAACAATTCAACTGTGTCATTTAGTGATCTGACTGCGGGGCATATTTGGGCTACTGGTACTGCTGGTAGTCTAGATGTCTCTAGGGTGTGGCCTAACGGCTCAGACGAGATTACGGGCTTGGCAGCTCACAATGGATTCTTGTTTATCTTTGGTAAGCGTCAAATCTTGGTTTATGCCAATGCAACCACTCCATCCACAATGACCTTGAGCGACACAATTGAGGGCATAGGTTGTATTGCTAGAGATAGTATTCAAACAACAAGTACGGATGTTTTGTTCTTGTCTAACTCTGGTGTCAGATCGTTGATGAGGACTATCCAAGAGAAGTCTGCGCCTGAAAGGGACTTGTCTAAGAATATACGTAATGACTTGATGGGAACTGTGGCTGGTGAGACATTAGCCAACATTAAGTCTGTTTACTCTGAGAGACAAGCGTTTTACTTGTTAGTAACCCCTAGCATTGACACTACATGGTGTTTCGATACAAAGGCTTTCTTGCCCGATGGTGCGGCAAGGGTTACGACTTGGGACTCTATCACACCAAAATCTTTGCTCTCTAAGAGAGATGGCAGTTTATTGGTTGGACAGAATGGTTATATTGGCTTGTATAACACCTACCAAGATTACAACGAAGCGTATCGCTTTTTGTACTACACAAACCATGCAGACCTTGGCGATCAGAATGTAACTTCGATTTTGAAGAAGTTGTCGATTGTGGTGATTGGTGGAACAAACCAAGACGTGACATTTAAGTGGGGCTTTGACTTTAAGACCAACTATTTGTCAGATAACGCAAGTATTCCAGAGCAAGATGTTTACTACTATGGCATTGCTGAGTATGGCGCAAATGCGACTACTGTTGCGTACTACTCTGATGGCGTTGCTTTGCAGACATTGAATGTTTCTGCGTCTGGTGCGGGTAAGGTTGTACAAACAGGGTATGAGGCTGACATCAATGGTACAGCCTTGTCTATACAGAAAATTGAAATTCAAGCCAAACGTGGCAAAGTAAGTTAAAGGAGATAAAGATAACCTATCTTCTGGCAATGCTTTAAAGATTGTCAAGGGTACTGAAATTGACACAGAGTTCAACAACATTGCTACGGCTATTGCAACAAAGGCAGATTTAGCATCTCCCACCTTTACTGGTACGCCTACACTGCCAACAGGCACGATTGCGGTTACTCAGAGTGCTGGAAACAACACAACTGCGATAGCAACTACTGCGTTTGTTCAAGCGGCAATTGCTTTGCTTTACCCTGTCGGCTCAATCTATACAAATGCAAGTGTCAGCACAAACCCAGGCACTCTCTTAGGCTTTGGCACTTGGACAGCCTTTGGCGCAGGGCGCGTCATGGTTGGCTTTGACTCTGGCAATGCCTTGTTTGACGCGGCAGAAGAAACTGGTGGTAGTGCAGATGCTATTACTGTAAGCCACACCCATACGGCTACATTTACGGGTACTGCAATGGGTACTCATAGACATTATGTTGGCTCTAATGACTCAACAGCAAATGATGGTGGTGACGCTGGTAATAGAGAGTTTGTTAGAAATGCTGACACAGGCAATGGCCCTGCTACTTACACAAATTATGAATCTGCTGGAACTCCTGCTGGTTCTGTAACAGTTGCATCTGCTGGCTCTAGTGGCACAAATGCTAACTATCAGCCGTACATAACTGTCTATGCATGGAAACGCACAGCATGATCACGCATCATTTCTCTGATGGACTGTATGCCAAGGAAACGGCATTTACTGCGGGCGAGGCTATCTTAAAGCACACCCACAATTACAGTCATTTGTCTATTTTGGCAAAGGGTAAGGTTGCTGTATTGCGTGGCGATGAGATTCACATTGTTGATGCACCAGCGTGTATTGAGATAAAAGCAGGTCTTACTCATGGAGTTAAGGCTATTACAGATTGTGTTTGGTATTGCATCCATGCTACTGACGAAAAAGATTCGTCTAAAGTGGATGAAGTTTTAATTAAGGGGAAATAATATGCCAGCAGCATGGGCCGCAGGAGCAAGCATAGTCGGTGGAGTAATACAGGGAAATGCGGCTAAAAGTGCCGCAAATACCTCTGCCGCCGCACAATTAGAAGCGGCACGAATAGCGGCTCAGAGTGCAGGATACACACTATCTCCTGAAATACAACAAGGTTTAATGGCTCCACAGCAGTACACCCCTCTACAAGGTGCGGCAGGTGGGTTATTTAGTCTTGGTCAACAGTATTTGGCTCAATCTCCTGAACAAGCGGCTCAGAAGTACATGGAACAGCAACAGAACTTGCTTGCTCCTACTCGTGAACGACAGTATGCACAGTTGCAAAACCAACTCTTCCAAACAGGTCGTGGTGGATTGTCTGTTGGTGGAACAGGATTGCGTCCTAGTGGCGCACAAGGATTAGGTGCTACAACTCCTGAAATGGAAGCCTATTACAACGCTATGGCACAACAAGATGCACAGTTGGCGGCACAGGCTCAAGCGGCTGGTCAACAACAAACTGCTTTTGGTGCGGGATTGTTTGGTACTGGATCACAATTGCTTGGTCAATATCAGGCTGGTCAAGTTGGCGCATTGTCACCATTCCAAACCTCTCTTGGATTGGGTGGAACTATTGAGCAAATGGGTCAATCTCCATTGGATATTAGTGCGGCACTGGCTGGTCGATCTGCTACGGCAGGGGCTAATGTTGGACAAGCATTGCTAACTGGTGGAATGGGAGCCGCAAGAACGGCACAAGCAGGTAATGCTTTCAACCCATTGGCTAATGTTTTACAAGGCGTAGGAACAAATCCATACTTTGCACAAACAATGCAACCATATGCCCAATCACAACAGGCTGTTAATCAGTATGGGGCAGAAAGCATCACTCCTGAAGGATACCAAGTAGAACAAAATAGACAGGCATTAGCACAGTCAGCAGAATTAGGTCAACTTGATCCTTTTGCGTCTGCTCGTACTAGCCTTATCTATGGTGGTCGTCAGTTGGCTGGCGCATTAGGTGCTGAAGACCCACAGTTACGCATCATCAGCGCACGAAATGCTGTAATGCGTGAGGTTGATCCTAATAATCCTACTTCATTACAAAGTGCAATACAGAAACTATCAGCAGTTGGTGATCAGGCTGGCGCATTGCAATTATCTGACTACCTTAGAAAAGCACAGGGTGACTATGCTTTGATTCAGCAAAGAACTGCTGAAAAGATGACCCCAGAACAACGCAATGCTTTGGCATCAGCAACATTAAGGCAACAAATAAACCAAGTTACAGCGGAGCCAGATTCGGATAGAAAAACTAACACACTTGCATTTCTTAGCAACCAACTTTCAGCATTGACTACTCCAAAACCCGATAAGGTTGCTGACGTTATACAAATTTCTCAAGAAATTGGATCTTTAACAACACAACTACAAACTTTGAAAGCAATGGGGCAAGATAAGGGTAGTCCTCAATACGATAGCATAGTAGCGCAAATAAAACGTTTAGATAATTCAAAAGATAAAATCTCACCATTTGCTCAAACTCTTATTGATGCTGGAATAATGCCAGAAACAGAAACATTTAAAAACAGAATGAATCAGTTTATTGAAAGTAAACTTGAAGGTGAAAAAAAGGGTTCTGGTAATGTAATTATTGGTGGCATAACGATTGATTCTGGAGCCGCATCAAAAGAAGCAGGTAAAAATATTGGTGCTAAGGTTGCTAACATTGAGGAGCAATATTCTTTACAAACCGCAATACAAGACGCTACAAAACTGGTTGGACAAGGTATTTATGCAGGTGCTTTTGGCCCCGAAAAAGGATTTATTGCTAAATATTCTGGTGGAATGATTGGGGATTCTAAGAAGGTACAAAATACAGAAGTTTTCCTTGCTAACATTGGTGAAATTGTTATTCCAAGATTGCAACAATTTGGTGGCAATGATTCCAATGAAGAACTAAAGTACTTGCAAAAAGTTGTTGCAGGAGAGCAACGCCTAGAGCCAGAATCAATGAAACGTATTTTGGAAAGCGCAGAAAAGAAAACCAGAAAATGACGTTATTGAGTTTCCAGAAGGAACTACCGACGAACAAATAGAAAAACTGCTTGCTCCTCAAGCGCAAGTTACGCCACCATCTTCAGGATTTATGATGGGGCTAAAAGACCCTATTACGGGTGGAGCGCAATTGTTACCACGGGCTTTGGCTGGTGTAACTTCAGGATTTGGGGCATACAAAAACCCTGTTAGTGAATTCTTTACAAGCGAAGCACAGCGCATGGATGAACTTGCTCGTGCTGAAGAACAGGCATACCAGCAACAGCGTCAGGCTCAAGGTCAAACAGGCTTTGATGTGTCTAGATTAGCGGGAAACATAATTAACCCTGCTTCTATTGTTCCTGCCACAAGAGCGGCTCAATTAGCGCGTGGTGCTGGTTATGGCAGAACTACGCAAGCAGTTGCTAGTGGAGTTGCTGGTGGAGCAATGCAACCAGTTACAGGAGAGGGTGACTTTGGTAGTCAAAAAGCCGAACAAGTTATTGTTAGTGGAGTAACGGCTCCTATTGGAGAAAAAGTTGTTTCTGGTGTTGGCAGAGCATTAAATCCGCTTGTTTCTAAAGCAGAACAAACTATGCGTGATCTTGGAATTACTCCAACTACAGGTCAAACATTAGGTGGCAAATTTAATACATTTGAAGAGTTTGCACAAAATCTACCTCTCATAGGAGATAGTATTACCAACGCACGACAGCGTGTTTTGTTTGACTTTAATAAAGGCATTATTAACAAAGCATTGGGCAAAGCAAGCGATCCAAAAAAAGCAGATAAATTACAACTTCCTGCTGATGTAGTTGGCAGAGATGCAATCAAGTACGCTTCAGATGAGGTGTCAAAAAAATATGATGAAGTGTTGGCAAAAATGTCGTTTGACTTGGATTTTGCAACCACAAGCAATATTCTTTCGTCTTTAAGCAAAAACACAAATTTATCAGCAAACCAAAGACAAGAAGTTGCCGAAACACTCAATAATGTAGTATTAGGTAAATTTTCTGGTCAAAAACTTGATGGTCAAACATTCAAGGGTATTGAGTCAGACTTGCGTAAAAAAGCCAGCAACTACCTAAATAGCACAACTGCTTCTGAAAGAGAAGTTGGTCAAGCATTGAGTGATGTTTTAGGTGTTTTGAAGAAAGAGTTGTACTTCCAAAACCCAAAACAAACGCCACAATTGCGTAGAGTTGATAGTGCTTATAGTGATTTATCTGTAATTAATATTGCCGCCGCTAATTCTGGAGCAGATAGTGGCGTATTTACACCAAAACAGTTTTCAACTGCTGTAAGACAAGCAGACAAAACAAGAAACAAATCAGCCTTTGCTAAAGGGATGGCAAAAAGCCAACAAATATCTGATGCTGGTATTCAGGTTCTTGGAAATCAATCACAAGCAACGCTAGAAGGAAATATTGCTACTAGGGTGGCTGGTGGTTATGGAATGTTTACAGAACCAATGATTGCGGCTGGATTAGTTACTGGTGTGCCAACAGTTTACAGCCCTGCTGGACAAGCCACACTAGATGCTTTATTGCGCTCTCGCCCTGATTTAATAAAGAGGGCTGGTGGTTTGTTATCACAAACATCGCCTCAATCTGGTGGTGTACTTGCTCCAAGCGCAGTATTTCAATATAACAAAGAAGAACGAATGCCTCGTATTGAACTCAATAATATGGCTCCCAATAGGCCATAGGAGTAACCCATTGATCCTTTTTCTCTCCTCATGTTGGCGCAAGGTGCAGTTGGCTTTATTAAGCAAGGCTGTGCAATGCTCCATGAGGGGCGAATGGAACTTGAGGGTGCTAAGAAAACAGTTGAAGGTGTCCTTGCAGATGTCAAAGCAATCAAGGGTATTTGGCAGTGGCTCATTGGCCTACTTAGTGGAAAGCCCAAGTCCAAGCCAGCAGAAGAAGCCACCAAGCCTCTGGCGAAAGCGAAAACCGCTTCCAAAAAGCAACAGTCTTATGAGGAAATGGAACTCTTACTCATTAAGGACATTGGTGAGAAACTTGGTCTTTTATTCGATACACAACAGCAAATCAACAATTACTATCGGTCGCTAGAGGAAGAATCAAAGAATGTCTATGATCCTGACCAAAATAGTAGCAAGAAAGCGATTGAGAGGACTCTAATTGAGTTGCAACTTGAGAAACTGATGGAACAAGTAAGGGAGGCGATGGTGTATGCGCCCCCTGAGTTGAAGGACTTGTATAGCAGATTCTTGAAGATGTATGCAAAAATTGAGCAAGAGCAAGAGTGGGCGAGATCGGAGATGATTCGTAGGGCAAGAATAGAGCGTTGGAGACAAGAACAAAGGGAGATTCGCCAGATTGAGATAACAAGTGGGGTAATTGCCGTGATGTTCATATCATTATTTTTTGGGTGGGTAATGTGGCAACTACGAAGCTGGTCTACTGGATATTGATAGGAGTAGCGATATGTCTTATTGTTGGAGTAACATCAATGGCATACGTGGAAACCCTATATATGCGAGCCCAACTGAAGCAAGAGATGAAAGAGTTGCGTAAATTGAAACGTGAACTGAAAGAATCTAAATGAGAATTGTTCTTGTTTTATTGTTGTTTTTGATGGCCTGTGATGACAGGTATAGATACTTTTGCCAAGACCCAAAGAACTTTCCTGCCAAGCGATGCCAACGTCCTGATTGCCAATTCACCCAAGACTGTCCCGACTACCTCGTAGCACCTATTCTGGAGAAACAAGTTGTCCAACCCCCACAAATTCCAAGTCAATCGGCTTCTGACGCAAGAGGAAATTGAAATACGAGTTTGGGCCGTTGTGGTCCTGCTCGTTACTTTCATTCTTGCTGGCATAGTGATGTTTATGCTCTATAGCCTCGCTTTTGTCGTTCAGCCCATTAAGAGCATGGCGCCGATCGATCAGGCGTTTGCCAAGATGTTGAACGATATCGTGCTGCTGATCGTTGGCGGCATCGGCGGCGTGATGAGTCGCAAGGGTGTGCAGACATTGGCTGAAAAGATGTCAACACCTCCACCAGCACCGCCACCAGCCCCACCACCAACTGCCACTTCTACCTGGACTTCTCCATCTGGCGCATTGCCTGCATGGATCAACCCTGTCTTGGATGAAGAGTGGCGCGGGCTTCTATGGTTATGGTCACCATAAAGGCTGGGCAGATCGCGACGCGCAAATGCAATCAGAGATTGCGGCTAAAAATGAAGAGGCGCGAACCAAAGAACAGGAACTTGCCAAGCAGATCAACGACCAATCGTACAAACTTCAGGAGGCGAACAATGCCATTACTCAAAAACAAACTGACATTACTAGGCTTATTAATTCTGGCAGGGTGCGCCTCCAAGCCACAGGTTGCGTACAAAACAATCCAAGTCCCGCCGCTCCCAGCGGAGATCGGAACACAGAGGGAGGCGAATCTGAGCGACAGACTCTTGCAGCTATTGCAGAGATCGTCGCCCAAGGAGACAGAAACACCGCCCAACTCAACCAGTGCATCCAAGCCTACAACCAAGTAATGGAGAAAGTAAATGGTCAACGCTGAACAACTGGCAAAACTCCACATTGGCGCTGATTGGGTAGACGCGCTAAACGAGACATTCTCCCGTTTCAATATCAACACGAAAAATCAACAGGCTATGTTTATTGGCCAATGCTCACATGAGTGCGGAAACTTTAGGTTGCTAGAAGAAAATCTAAACTATCGTGCAGAGACTTTGATGAAACTATGGCCTAAACGCTTT